ACTATCTGCGCTTGGTCAGGAGAAAGATTAGGGGTGTTCTCATCCTTTAGCCAGTGATCGCTGAATGACTCCAAGTCTATTCCGCCCTCAAGGGCTGCCAATTTCTGTGAATTATCAAGCTCCTTCTTTGCCTCCATTGCGCCCTCGCGTGCCAAGAGGGCTGCTTCTTTTTGACGGTCCTTGCGCGCACCCGCAACCGCAGCCAGCGCACCAGGAACCTGTGACAACCCCTGTGCTGCCCCAGCAAAGCTTGGAGCGAATGACGCTGCTGACGCCCTCGGCCCTGTTGAACCGGAGGCTCCCAACGGTCCTGCTGTTGCTTGTCTTACGGGTGGCATATCAAATCTGGTAATAGTGGCTCTGGCTCACCCCTGGTGTCAGGAGCGTGCTTCTCGGTGATGCCCCGCCAGAACCAGAGGAACTGCGGAAGCTTGGATTGGACGCAATGGACAAGCCCTGCCCCACACCGGACAGAAATGTGCCGCCTGCCTGGAAGAAGGAGGAGGTCTGTGCATTCTTGCCTGCCGCCTCTTGCAACCCCGCCTCGGCAGTCGATCTGTTGGAGCGAAGATTCCCGCGATAGATCGCAGTCTTCCGGTCCAGCTCCTCCTGAACCGCGCTGTCAAACATCACATCCACCGCAGACCCGCTCAACTCAACGCCGCTTGCCGCGAAGCGGGCGCGGCGGGACGCCTGACGCAACCTGTTCCTGCGTGAAATCTGTCGGGCGTCAAATGCCCCCTGCTGCTGTGCCGCCAGGGCATCATTCCTCGCCACCGCAGCATTGAACTCGGCAGCATCCTTGGCGGCTGCGCCTTGCTGCACGGACGAGTAGACGGCAAGTCCGGTTCCCACGGCACTCACGCCGAGGGCTACCTTTGCAATTACTGGTAATGCTGCTAGGACTGCCATGTCATCATGTGGTAGTCGGCGCCATCCGGGCCGTATTTACTCATCGTAGATTCAACCACGAAGCTCAGCAAGTGGGCAAATCGCACAGCGCGAGGGTCGTCTGCCCTGACCTCGATGTGAATCCGGTGAAGTTTGAAGTCCTCCTGAGCCCGACAAAGCTCGTCAAAGACGATGCGACACAGGCGGATCGGGTACTTGATCGCGTCAGGGAACACCTTCAGCCACGCAACCCCGACTCCGGGCCATACGGTCGTGATGCCACCCATGGCAAGGGCAGAACCGTTGCTCACCTTCAGGTGCCTGCCGGGGGGGATGACGGCAAGACGGTCACTCAGTTCCTTGGCGATCAAGCCCTGCGCAAGGAACTGTCTCACATGCTCGTCGGTGAGTTCGTCAATGGCGATCATTCTGAATTCTCCACTACGACCACGATGGACAGGATGTTCAGCGGTTGTGGTTGCTGCTGCTGAAACCAAACCTGACCCTCAAAGTCAATGTCCAGGTCAAGGTCGTCGTCGCCATAGATGTTGAACTCCTTCCACCCGGTATAAAGGTCCGGTGTCTGGTCGGTGTCATCATCTTCGGCCCGGTAATCGACCTGAATCAGGTCGTTCTCACTGGTCCCGTAACGGTGTCCGAGGCTGTTCAGAACGTGAATGTGCCCCATCGGGATCTTCTTCACGCTGCCGCCCGAACTGCCCCAGTCGCCACGAGGCGCAAGGGGCATGGTCTGAACCTTGCTGATATATTGCAGCCCCGCAATGACTGTCGTGCCGGTGTCGGCCAATGTGATCGTCCCAGAGGAGACCGTCTTGTCCCCGACGTAGTCTCCATCGACCACCACCTGGACCGACTCCCCTTCAAGGTGATTCAGCCCGTAGACCGTGGTCGAGGCGGCAGACCCGGAAAGCATCGAGTCAACAAAGCGCATGTCGGCCTTGTCGGTAGGGGAGGTGGGATGGAAGTCGGGGAGCAACTTCTCAACATAGCGGACAGTTTGGCCGTTGATGGTGCGCTTGACCACCATCCATACCTCATCCTCAGTTGCGTCCGAGGATGGAATGGAAGCAATGGATTCAACCACTCCGCTGCCACCTATGAGTTGCATCGTCCAGGCGTAGACATCTTGCTCCGTGTCATAGGTGAGGCAGGCAGGGTTGCCGCCCTCGGTCAGGACCCAAAGCAAGGTGCTCGGGTTCTTCTGGAAGCGCATACGCTCGCCTTTCCCCTCGTCGCGCAGGATATGCTCGGACGTGACAGTCAGGTCGCGGCTCACGAAGCTGTCCACCTCAAACGAGTAGCGCATGTCATGCAGCTTGCGCCCTGACCTCTGAATAAACAGAACTGACGAGCCAACGCGCTGCGGCATGTGGCTCGACTTGGTGCCGTTGCTGGTCTGGAGCTTGACATCGATATTGGTGGGAGTCAGGGGCTCGTTGATCGTTGAGGCCGCCCGCATCTGATATTCCCCGCTCAGTGTGCCGATCAGCATCACTGGGCCGCTCTCGATCCACTTGATGGCGTTGACCTGGTTGCTGGCGATTGTGACGGTGATCGCTGAATCGTCCAGAACCGTCCCGTCTGGGTCGGTCGGCTGGAAGTTGTCGTAGTCGTCCACCTTGCTTGACCATAGGGTGTCGGGGCTGTTCGTGGTGCTGGCAAACCAGAGACGTTGCTGATGGAAGGAAACCACCGAGGGCCAGCCAGTCGCTTCAGACCATGCACCGAGACGCCAGAACTTTGTCTTGGCATCATTCGCGTAAGTGTAAGTGTTATTAATGTCCCTTGGAATAGGGGTGTCCTCATTGGTGGCAACCTGGACAACAGTGGTGCTTGAGCCGGAATTACCAGTGATCTCAAGATCGACAACCTCCCCGCCTAGATGAAGTCTTACCCATCTGCCAACATCATCGGTGCTTCCCTCAAAGGTGGCGGATGATGCTGTCAATGTGGCGGTGTATGTAATGCCGCTGATGGACGCGCTATCGGTGCCGTCAGCAACATAGTTTGCCGCCAGGGACTCTCCTGTATTTCCATCGGCATAAGCAGAACCGGCAGCAGCAGTCCCGACATTAGCCGCGGATGAGTCAGAGTTATCAGGCGACTTGATGTAACGCCAAATATAATCCCCGTTGGGATTCAGACACCGGACAAAGGAACCGATGTCCTTTGTGTTGAAGGTTGCAGTATATGGCCCCTCAACGGTGTTTGTCTGATTTCCGGTGGAAACAAAGTTGTAGTCGTCAATGTTGCCATGAAAAACTGGCTGTGGCTCAACCGTTGCCGTGGTCGATGAATCAACGCTGGTGATCTTACCCAGCCCCCATAGCCCGTCTCCGTTCGTGTATTCTATGTATTTGTCTACGTCGCCGGGGTCAGAAAAAGTGAATCCAGTTGCCGTCACTGTTCCCTCATAGGTGACGCTGGACAACTGCATCGTAGTGTCAGTTGAATTCAGGTCCAGGTATGGCCCGCTTTGACCATCAAAAGTGGAGACGGTCCATGCCGTATCTCCAGTCCGCGTAATCTTCCTCGGTTCATAATCAGGGTGCGCTACGTAGAGAACGTCCGCGCTCTGGGCAAAGTAGAGGTCGTCAAGGTCTGCCGTAGCCCAGGGCGTCACGATCTCGTAGACCTTCTCCGCGCTGCCGCCGGAGGTGTAGGCTGTATAACCTGAAATGTCCTCGTGCTTCAGCTCAAAGGTGGTGGCAGTCTTGTTCTCCACCTCAAACCGGCGTCCGTTCAACTCCACCATCCCGACGATGCCGGTGATGATGACGTGGTCTCCGTCAGAGTAGCCATGGGGTGCGGAGGTGGTGACAACCGGACTGTCGTCCACACCCGGGTTCACGGCAGACACATCGGTGATCGTCGTGGCAGCCTCGGTGACAATCCCGTCCTGCTTGTAGATGCGGGCATACAGGTTGCCCAACTCAAGGACATACGCCTGCGTAGTGGAAAACTCAAACTCGATCAGGCGAACCTTCGCCGTGGAATCATTCCACCCGACGATGTCCGTATCCTTGGTCTCGGAAATGAATTGCGTGCCCGACCGCCTCCAGGCTCCGCCCTGCGGCTTGACGAAGAAGTTCTCCAGCGTCTCCGCCCCATTGAAGAACTTCTGGACATCCTCACGCGCCCGCAGGAGCGGGGAAAGCTCGCCCGCCGTAAAGTTAGTCTGGAGTGTGTGAGAGCGTCCCATCAGGTCAAGTCTCGTAGTTGGTTGACGCCATCGTGTCTGGCGTCATCTAGCGTGAAGTCCGTGGCATTCACGCCAGCCAACTGACTTGAATCCGCATAGCGAGCTTTTGCCAGAGCCTTCTCAAAGTCGTTCCAAAGACGCTCCTTCTCCCGGCGTCCCGTGTTGCCCTGCACCAATGCCATGCACATCCACCAAGCAAGGTAGATGGCGAGCGCATTGGCAGCCAAGGGCGGCAAATCGGACACGGATACATCGTTCTTGATGTAGCGGATCTTCAGCGTATCCGAGTTTGAAAGTAGTGTGCGCCCCTCGATCTTGTAGTCGTCATAGGGCTGCCTCCCCTCCCCCGGGGGAAACACGTAGATCGCGTCCGAAGGGAACGCATGTTCATACGTGTAGTTGTGGTCAGGGGTGTTGGCCGTAGGAGATGTGGTTGTCCGCGTTACCGCAAACGTCCACGGGTGCATACAGAGGAATCCCTCAAGGGCCAGGTCCAAGCCTGCCCGAACGGCTCGGCCAGACGCGGTCTCAGCCTCGACTCGCGTGATGGTAGGGGCTCCGATATTCATCAGGGCCAGATTCGCAATCGTGACTTGGGTCGCCATAAAGAAGCCTCCCCAGGGGTTTTACGCCCTGGGGAGGGTTGATGGTTGTCTTACACAACGAGAACGTCAATGTAACCCCGGAGAACGGCGGCAGCATCCCAAGCGGCGGTTTCCACCGTCAGGATGAGGTCGCAGTCCTTGAGGAGGACGTACCCGAAGTTCAGGGCGATTGTGTTGCCGAACGCAACGGAGCTGATCGCGTCAACGTCCAGGCCAGCAGCCAGGAAGTCGTCGTCGTCAGCAGTCGATCCATCGTAGGTTCCGTCGCCGTCCGAACCGCGCAGACCCACATCGAGATCAGCGCCGGTGCCGCACGCAGTCGTCTTCACGGTGCCGCCCAAAAGACGGGCTCCCTTGGGGATACTCAAGACCGCAGCAACATTGTTGCCGTCAGCCTCGCCCCCGGCGGGAACGGTGTAGTCAAACCACAAACGCTGAACGCTGCCAGCCCAGTCGCGCCCGTTCACCGGGGAGTGACCGACTGCAACTGCGTCCGTTGCCTGGGTTCCGTAACTGTCAATGGTGATAGCCATAATTCAATCCTTTCTCAATTAGGCCGATTCCGTGCATTGGATTTCCACAACCTTCTCCTCATACATGCGCGTAGCACCGAAGGTTGCCCTCGCGTAGACCTGGGTCGCGTTGCTCTTGTCGTTACGAACCGAGATGTCGGTCTCGATGTCCATACCGACCGCCAGGAGCAATCCTCCGCGAGACCATGCAAGACACGAACGGGTCGTGCTGGCCTTCGTCAGAAGCTCCGTGCGAATGAACGTGAAGCCCATGAACGTGTTGACTTCGCCCGCGACCAACGCCTTCACGGTGTTGTAGTCAGAGCTGGTCACCTCGGTCTCGCCCAACAGATCGTTGATCTGCTCAGCAGTGCAGGCGACATAGCGGGGCTCGTCACCAACCTCGTTCTCGTCCAGCAACTGCTTGGCCGTGCGAAGCTTCGCAACGGTCATGCCCGCCGAACCGTGGGCGATCTGCTGGCCAGAGTCAAAGGAGGTGGACGTTCCGCCGGTCTCACCCTCGTAGGCCGTGCCCAAAGCCGCCGTGATGATCTGGTTGTCCATCTCCCGACCAAGCGAGAAGATGTGCGACTGGACGTAGGCGTTTTCAGGGTTGCCAGCGATACGGATGAGGTCCTGCTTGTCAATGAGGTCCGCAACGTGGAAGTCCTTCATATCAACACGCCGACGAACGTGGGGCGTGTCAATCTGAGGGGTGTCAGCGTGACGAGAGGTTTTCTCAACAGCACTGACACTGTTGACCCGATCAAAGTAACCGTATTTCGCTGAAACAGGCTCGACACGAACTGCCGACCGAAGGCGAGACCCGCGCTGTTGCAGGCCAACCTCGATCATGTCGTGATACTCCTGCTTCAACGCAGTTGAGATTTCCGAAGACATTGTAGGTAGCTTTCTTTATTGATTTCATGGTCGGTAAAGCTACCCACAAAGTGGACTTTTCCCTCGCGGGATTTCTCCCCCGCTGGGAGTCCAGGCTGTCCTGGAAGTCAACGGACCCGACGAATCGAGCCACCCGTTACCTTTCTTGTGTTGCAACGCCTTCGCATTGTCAACCAAGAGAAAGAAAAAAACCTGCCGGTTGCTCAGGCCGACAGGGTTTGTCTGTGCGCTCCTGCGGATCAGTCGGGGTAAGCCAACCGATAAAGGTTTGACCGCTCGGCCAGGAGGCTGCGGCGGGTGATCTGCTCGCCCTCGTCCAGCATGTGCTCCGGCGTGTTCAGCAACCGGGACTTGGACGGGTCCGTCTTCATCTGGTCCAACTCCATGCGGGCTCGGGCCTGACGACTGACGGGCGGAGCCCCGGCAGAACCGGACGCCACATCCTCCCGAAACTCCTCGCCCACCTTGGCAATGAACCGGACCAATGCCGGATTATTGCCCAATTCAGGCGAATTGAGCAGTTCAAGGAAGGATTCGTCGCCAAACTTCTGGGCGACTCCCTTCACCAACTCCATGTTGGTCTCGTAGTCATCGCCCCAGTCGGCGCGTAATGCCTTTTCCGTCTCAGCCGCAGTCTGGTCAAGCTCGGCAGCCTTGGCCTTGTCCTGCTCAACCTGACGGTTTATGTATGCCTTGATGACTTCCTTGCCCGCCTTGCCGGAGACTCCGTGCTTGTGCAGGAGGTCCGACGCCCACTTGGCCGTCTCCTCGTCAAGCTCCACTCCCTCGGGGAGTTCCAGGTCCTGCGTGTAACCGCTGGCTTCCTCCGGTCGGCCCAACTTGGTGTAGAACTTGTTGTAGTCCTCCTCGCCCCATGAGTCCTGCGGAAGGTCCACCCGGGGCTTGCCCATCATCTTGGACAGTTCCTTGTGGCTCTTGAGGAGACCGTCCATGTCCTTGTAGGGCTCAAAGACCGGGTCGTCCCGGTAGGTCTCAGGCAGGCTCTGAATGAATTCGTTTGGTTCGTCGCTCATTGATTTTCCTCGTGATAGGTTTCAAGCATTTCAATCATCGCAGCCTCATCCCGCTTGAGCATTGCCAGTATCTCCAATGCAAGTGAACGTCTCCCCTCGTTGAACTCAGTAAGACCGTTGGTGTTCATAGAGGTGGTGAAGACGAACCCCTGCTTGCAAATGTGCTGCAACACTTTCTCCCCGTCCGGTGTGTTGAATACCGAACGGTAAGCGCGAGAGAGTCCGCTTAATGACTCAATTCGCTGCCTTAGCGGGTTCATTCTTCGG